CTTTTTAATCAAATCATCTAATTCCTTCATATAAAATAAGATTTAATAAAACAAAAGGCCCTCTGACAATGCACAATACATTATCTGAGGGCCTTCACAAAGATATTGAATATATTATATCATATCTTTTTTTTAGAAAATCCTATAATCACGACTAATCAAATATCACTGATATACAAACACATAACTCAATCCTAAATATATAATTCAACATTGAACGAATCTTTTTTCTCCCATCCTTCTTTCAACGATTCCTGTATATGATTCATAGCCTTCAAGTAAAAATCCTGTAAACTTTCAAGATTCTCAAATGTTTTATAATATGGCTCCTCATCAGTACCTAACTTGAAAGTTACTGGAAGATTCTGTCCGGAAGTCTGAACGGCAATGTCATATGCTGCCTTGTAGTTGAACTGGTTCTCATTCGACAGCCATACAGTATGACCTTCATATTCTAATCCTGAAAGTATCTTCTTATCTGTTTCAGAATTGTACCACTGAGATACGATAGAGCGTATTTCTTCAGAATCAGGCTTATGGTCAAGTTCCTCCTCAATGTATGAGCATGCCCCATCTTCACCTGCAACAACATCAAATCTTAGACGCCATTTGTTCTTAACTGGGTTTGTGCATTCAAGTAACCTAATATCAGAATATCCTTCTACTCTCTTCATTTTATGTAAATTTATACTTAACCTTATTTCCGTCAAAGGTTTCAGGTTCCAGTACTGTCTCGAACGGAAAGCCATCCTCCATGTCAGAAATCTGGTCAAGGATTGCCTTCATTTCCTCCGATGCAGTGAAGAACTTCCTCCATTCTCCGGTTTTCTTTATCCTAATAGACACAAGATACCGTCCTTCTCCTTCAGATGTCTTAATGTCCGTCTCGTAGTCATGTACCTCTATCTCAAGATTTATCAACGTCTTGAGAGATACCGTTTGTCCTGGGAACCGTTTCTTTCCATCTGCAGGAGTATATACGACTCCCATTTCACTAAATTTTTTCATATCCTTATTTGTTAATTTTTTGAACAATCTACAACAATCCGCATGCTTGGTCATTCCGTAAAAAGAAGCAATAAGCACATCCCTTCTCTTAGAGCTTTTTACTTCGTGCATTTTTCTTGCAAACTTTTTCTTTATTCTCTTCCTGAGCAATACATGGTCAGGAAATATAACATAGCCTATAAAGTCTATCCCTTGTTCTGTCGGGAAAACCCTGACGTTATCCTTTATCTCAAGATTTATTCCATCAAGCCTTTCCTTTATTACGTTATAAATGGACCACAAATATTCCTTATTTGAAGATAGAACAACCATATCATCACAATACCTGTAATAATACTTCACACCTAACTCATCTTTCAGGTAATGATCCACAACAACAGACAGAAGAAGATTTCCAAGGCATTGCGAGCTTCTAAGTCCAATGCTGATGCCTGAAGGCATCATACGGACAAACTTATCGAGAAGGCATATCAGAATCTTATCCTTAAACACACGTTTTACGCAATCCATCATTGCATCCTGGTCTATACTTTCATAAAATTTATGAATGTCCATTTTCAGACAGTATCTTGTTCCATCCACATCATTACGTATATCATCCCTGATATACTTCATCAGGTCGTGCATACCTCTTCCAACGATACTCGCAGAAGTTGTCCTTATGTAACGTGGTAACAAGTGTTTATCAACAACACGCATTACAGCATTAATAGCTATTCTTTCTCTCAAAGATAAAACCTGAATATGTCGAAGTTTTCCACCCTCAACAACATCTATATCTTTGTATCCAGATATTTCAAAGCTCCCGTCCGCAAGAGACTCGGACAATCCCGTAAGTATTCTTTCCGTATCCTGTATAATACGCTGGCCTGACTGAGACAGTTTCCTTTTTGTCCCACGAAGAACCTGTTTGTAAGATTCATACATGTTCGAATACTCAACAACCTCACTCATGATGTTACCTATTCTCTTCATGCCTTCAATCACCGGGCCCAACTTCTTCGGGAAAAATCCCTACCAAACTCTACCCATTCAAGTTTTTTTTCGACTTTCCGGTACAAATACCGCTTTTGTTGAGGCTCATCCTCCTGGCATAAAGCCATTATTTCCTTCTGATTGATTCCGAGACGCGAGCCGATATTCGTATTCGTGGACGAGGAATCGTTGCCGCAATTCGCGTACGAGACACCGCCATTCGCATTCGAGTTGTTGTGCGACCGGCACACCACACGGTACAGAGGAATCCACCCTCGTGGCAAATGTAATGCTTTTTTCATAATCCAAAAAATAAAAAATTTCGACGGGCTTACGCCCGTTTTTAAAAGGTGACGTAAAAAACTACGTCACCTTCCTAAATCATATTATGCCAAAATCGCTTTTATCGCTTTAAACGCAGTCACGCTTTCCGCTTCTTCGATTTCGCCCCTGAAGGCGAGACGCGAGCCGATAAACGTACTCGTGGACGAGGAATCGTAGCCGCCATACGCAACCGAGTAGTTGAGCGACCGGCACACCACACGGTTAGCAGCATTACTTACATTAAACTCATCACAATAATAAGTAGTCGAACTTCCTTTCTGTGAATGTACTCCTACAATATCCATATATTTCTGATGATACATACCAGTACAATATCCACTAACAGTACCAGACTTTACCTTTCTAGTGCTTCCATCTGGCATCTCTATCAACAACTTATATTGTTCCTGAGTATTCGTATTAGGCAAAGAAACACCTGACAACCATTCATACTTATCACCGTACAAATTCTCATATCCCATGCAGTTTGTATTGTAAATGAGAGAATATACATTCTTTCCATCTTCATTTGGGCGTACATACCATGCATTGGAAGTCTGATGTGCTCCTCCATCTGAATTATAGCTTATGGTATCCTGCATACCAAGCAATGCCGTAGTTCCGATATTTCTCTGTTCTGTTGACTGTCCATATCCGCACTGGTCCTGAGAATCACGACGACCATAGAAAGCAAAAAACAAGTTAGCTATATCCTTGTGCATCTCCCAGTCAATAAGTTGAAGTCCCCTTTGCTTGGCATAATAGATGAAATCACTCTGAGCCAATGAGCCAACACTTGAATTACCTGTAGCAGCCGAATACAATTTAGTACCTATCGTACATGCCTCAAAGACAGCTACCAGACACGGTTCATGCTCAACCCAGTCAGGTTCCATATCTTCAATCTTATCGCTGTTGCTCAATACCACGCAATCAAATTCCGCATACTTATGAATAGTAAAGTTCAATTCCGTAGCCCCTTCCGGAACATCACAGATAATATACATACCATTGACAAACCTATTGTTTAGAGATTCTACAAAAACATCCTTCACTACATTCTTTCCGGAATCCGTAAAACATGACCCAATCATTGATGTACCAAGTACAGTCGGGAATCTCACTTTCTTATATCCAAACACGTTAACTTTACAGACAAGATAATTTGAATCCTGTGAATAAGCATCATCAAGATGCTGTCTTCCAACAGTCAGTTTATACCCTTCACGCACATTCTTTTCAGACTCAATCTCATCATAACCAATAACCTTACATTCAGGTCTATCCGGCATTTCTTCATTCGAACTGAAACATGAATACTTCTTGTTATTCAGGTAGTCATTGATACCCTTATACCAATAATGAGGCTCATAGATATACACGTCACCTTCAGTAGAATCCAACTTAGCCGGTGTTCCTGAAGCTGCTACTTCCGCATCCGCATAATAATTACTATCCTCATCATGAAGCTGGCATATAACCATCTTTCCTTCTGATTTCAGCTTACCAAGTACCCGATGCCTGTTTCTCCTGATAACTGATATATGAGCACTTGTCTGATAAGTATTGCCAAACTTGTATCCGGTCTCATTATCAAGGTTAGATATATTTGCATCGTCCGGAACTGTATCATCAAACTCAATCATAGTATATTGAGGCTGACGAATATTCAGCTCATCAAACCGTTCAGCATATTTAGCATACACTTCTTCATCAAGATACTTAGTCAGTTTGTAGTTGCCAACCAGCTTACACCTTGTATTTGTAGTGATACCTTGAGCGTCAATACCTCCAATACCAGAATCATACCAAACCTTCAAATCACTTCCGTCTCCTTCCAGATTAATTCCAGTTATACGAACATATTTCAATGCACCTTTAAGAGCGAACATCTCATCAAATACCTTTTTACCGTCTATAAGGGCACAATTTTCAATCCATAATCCTGTAAGATTATTCTTTGCATCAAATGTGATAGCATCCCATTCTATATATTGCATTGAACGCAGTACAAGAGTCTGGAAGTTTTCAGGAAGATGAAGTTTATTAATAAGCGCACCCTCAGCAAAGGTTATTGTAGACATCTTTGTACATCCGGATGCGTTCACTTCTTCCAGACGGTTGCATCCTGACAGGTCAAGGCTCGGAAGGTTGGTGTAGTTGACTACCTCAAGCTTACGCAGCATCGGTATCTTCGTACCAAGAACAAGCTCTGTCAGTGCGTATGTCTTTGCGCTGCTTCCAAGAATAAGCTCCTCAAGAACAGGAAGCGTCGGAAGGCTCATGTCCGTAAATCCACCCCACGCAGACAGGTCCAGTTTCTTCATCCATTCACCACCGTACAGGTGGAATATTGTTCCAATGTTGGCCATCTGGTTATAAGTATAACTCCATTCCACATCTTTAGTAACCTTTTGATGCACCATTGTATCACCTTCACGACGGAATTCAAAATAGAAATCACGAAGCGGAGTAGCCTTTACTGTAGCACCTGCAGCACTATTTCCTTTGAACGATATATCAGTTGCTGTATATTGTCCCGTACTATATCTTGCATCAAATAACCCCATACGATTCGTTATCCACCAGTGACGGTGTGACTTACGACTACCTTGCATAGCTTCCAGGTACGAATACTTGACATTTGTAACTGAACCATCCTGATTTACTTCAACACCTAATGTCTTCGGCTCAACATATTTGTTCAAAGCATCAAGGTTATATATTCGTTCACAGAACTTTGCGCTCTGCTCGTCATCGAACATTTTAAATATAGTGCTGTTTGACATTCGTTCACGAATACGTCTGTACGCAGCCTGCAATTCTTCCGGGAACTGTTCACGAAGATTCTTCCACAATACACTATCATGACCAGCATAGGCATACACCGTCTTTTCTTCAGTTGAAAGCTCAGGATCGACAGTGTTTTCGTCCACATCCCAGGAATACTTCAGACGGCCGTCGTTACGCACACCCAAAATAGTATCACAGTCATAGAATATCATATAGGCAAGAACCTTGTCTTTTTCCGGATCATACCAGAATCCCATCATCATGTTCTTCACGCGCTGGTCTACGCATCCCATTATTTCAGTAAACATATAATAGTCGCACAAATAGTCTACATCAAACCAGTTTGCGAGCTCAGCCTTGAATTTTCCACCGTCGTTCTGTGTGCTCTTTACCCACTTAACCAACGGCTCAAGATATTTCGGCTTACGGGTTCCAGCCTCATACTCGGCGTTTATGTCGTCATCATCCGGGAATCTCGCCTCAAATACCTTCAGCCAGTTCGGGGTACCGTCATCACCCTTTGTATCAAAATCATCATCCAGGAACATGCCCATCGGGTAGTCGTTGTTCAGGAACTCCCAGCACTCGGTCGGGTTAACGCCACTAAACTTATCTGCTACCCACGACTGGTCATGATAACCAGGTATATCGCAGAATCCAAATACAGCTTCTGTTGACTTGTCGTTATTGAAATTGAACTTGCCAAGGAACTGTGGAGTTTCGTCCAGGGTACCGCGGTAGAACAGGTAACAAGGTTCACCGTCGATGGTTGTTCGCACATCATATCCATATTCTCCTGAACAATGTGCCTGAGCAGGAGTCAACTCTCCTGCAGCAGTAAGGATATTCTGTACAATTTTTGCCATACCAGTGTTATGTGATGATGAGGATTCGGCAAAGTCAGCCTTAAGACAGAAACAATCCACAGGAGCTGCTGCCTTGTTGGATGTACCTGCCTGACGGAATGAGTATTTCGCCTCTTCCTGAAGCTCTCCTCCAACACCTTGTTCGTCACAGCCAAGATACAAATCACCGGCTACCTTGGAAGCATTCTTGAAATAAATGCGGTAGTTCTTTATCGGATATGCAAGTGATGAAGTTCCCTGCAGACGGATACATCCTCCCACGCACTTGAAGTTCAATGACTGGTTCCCTTTCACCACACAAAGCATCTCGTCCACATCATATTTCGGGTCTTTGTCGTTATTGACAGCCGCTTGGAGAACAGTAGGAACCCCATTGTCCTGCCGCCCGGTAATGATGATATAACGCATTCCGTCCGGAACACTGTCAACTGTAACATTTCCGTTGTCATCAATCACATTATTTGATTCATACAACGCAAACATGTCATCAACAGAATCCTGGTCAATCATATAACAATCCAAAACCTGAGAATCACTAAGATACGTATTATAAGCCCTCAACAGATACACATCTAACGTGGCACCGTCTGCTCCCATGGTAACAAACTGCGGGTCGGACTGGTAAATGCTATCAGAAGCAGACCTCTGTACAGAACCTGACATGATTCCGTTGATATACAGATATACCATCTCAGTATTCAGTTTCTCATATTCTGATGAACCAGATGCTGATTTAGGAAATGAGACAAACATTACCTCATAGACTTCGCCTGAAGCCATCTTCATGGATAATGAGGACTTACCTTTAGTCTGCATTCTTGCTTCCTGTGATGTTATCACAAAACCTGTTCCATCACCGTCAACGCATCTTATCAACTCAGCTTCATCATCAACAACTTCAGAGACCTTATACTTTACAGCAAAAGCAAAAGCGTTAGTTACGTTCTGGTCTGGTTGCCTTAACGGAGCATATTGAACGACAGCACGAGCTTTGTCATTCAATCTTAACGCATTTCCAATCCATCCGTCACCGCCCCATTTGAATCCTTCGAACACAGTTTGAATGCCGTTATAACTCCATTCTTCACGGTTGACATCATTATTATTTCTTCCCTGTGCAGAAAGTTTGAGAGTCATTCCGTCTGTGGGTTCACTTATATTGAGTTCACTCTTCTCTGCAATCAATCTGAAGCTGTATTCAGTTTTGCCTACAACAATCCGGCACTTCTGTTCTCCATAATTAGAAGCACGAAGCGTAAGATTCTGTACAACGAAAGGAACAGATGATGATGAGGCTACATCTTCACCAACATATACGATGGCATTTGTAGGAGTTTCTTTAGGATTATATGCGGCATAGGATAGTGTATATACATCAAACTGCTTTGTTTGTATGTAAGGCGTATTTTCTCCCAAGATAAGGCTTCCATCAGGATAGTCGAACCTTGCATATACTATCGGAGCATTATTATCAGTTTCTCTAACACCTATTGCAAAGTATATGCTGTTTGATTTAATTATATTATCCTCAGACAGCTCAAGTTCTACGACAAGCTGAACAGAATGGGTTCCATGTGACATTCCAGATGTATCTATACTGAATGATCCATTCGCTGTTGAAGCAGTTATACTTCTATCTTCCTTGTCAACACCATCAACGTAGCACCTTAATGTTTTGTTTCCTGCTCCTGACAGAGCATAAGGGATAGTGACACTATCTCCTCTATTGATAGATGTTGCAATATTGAATGAACTGGATAGAGTCAACTGAACCACATTGATTGTCCATGTAATTTGAGAAACCTGCATCTCTGCGCCTTCACCGACCTGAACCTTTACCCTTACAGTATTGGTACCTACTCCCATATACTTTGTCACATCAACAGTATTGCTGCTTCCTGCATAGATGTTACTTTCTAATGTATTGGTGTTAGCACCTTGTATGATTGTCACTATCGCCTTAGCCGGATTTCCCGTTGATTCTCCAGTCTCAGAATTGACATGGTCATACTTGTATGTCAATTTCACATCGTCTCCAATCTTTACAGTCTTGTTAGCTGTAACGCGAGTAAGAATTACCTTCGTTGCAAGACTGCTTCCGCCACCGGCACCGGAGAACTGGTCTGTAGTACTTATCACTTCACCACCTGCATTCAAAAGAGAGATAGAATATACCTTCTGATCACCCTCTCCTATCTCGTTCAATTGTATTCCTGACGCCACCGAGCCTGTATTCTTCTTTAACTCATTGAATACAGCCTTTCCACTTACAGGGTTAGTTGAATTTTCATTAACGGCCTGGTCCACTTCAACAACTGGTATCTCAAGGTCAACCTGTCCATGTTCATCCGGCGTCAACTCTTGAACAGAAACACCTTTTGTTACTTTAATTTTCTTAATCGCATCTCCACCTCCGAAACGTTCCCAGGCAGAAGGCTCAAGCCAGCTTTCAATGCTGGTTCCTGAAAAACGATAGTCCTCCCATTTACCTGCAGATACTTCGAATGTAATAATCTTACCCTTCTTATCTTCATCATCTATCTTGTCGTTTGCGATTGCCTGAAGTGCTGTTTCAATAGTGTAATACCCTTCTATCAATGGATGCTGCACAGAAACATTGTAGAATCCGCTTCCAGTACCAGAAATCTGTTTCCAGTTACTTTCAGTGCTCCAGTTTTCAATAGAATCACCGGTGAAAGTAACGTCAATCCATGAACCATCATCGGAAAGATAACGCACTTCAAACCCATGAATTCTTAGTTCTTCCGGAACAAGATTGACAGCGGAAACCAAATCTAATCTTTCGCCATTTTTAGATACATTTTTAAAGAAGATATTTTCATCAATCTTATCAGATAGTTCTTTCTTGGTATCAGTAATGCTCTTTTCAATCTCATTGAACTTCTTAAAAAGAGTAGAATTAGCTACAGGACGGTCTGAATCTTCAGATAGTTCCTTATCTGTAATAGTAATAAGCTCTCCTCCATCCTTCCATTTATTTGTCTCTGTATCCCAGTTATAGATGTGACGAGGATTTCCAACAAATGCATAGCAGCCAATAGTTCCCCTAACCGACTGTAGAACTTCTTCAGATTCAAAATTACCTTTGAATTTAGATACATAATCAGAAGGATAACAAGCTGAAGTTAAAGTTATTCTATTATAATCAGGATTAGAACTTTCAACGCCAGAACATTTAAGAGTTAATACACCAGGATCTGATTCTTCTTCATTAGCAACAATCCTTCCAGTCAAATAAGGATTAATTGCTTCTAAATTCATTGAATAATTTTTATTTACACTATCTTGTAAAAAAATTACATTATATTTCTTTCTATCTAACAGTGCTTCTCCACGTACCTCAAATGATAAAATAAAGAATGGGACAGTACATGGTATTTTAGTAACGTACTTATTACTTCCATCAAAATTTATAATTATACTATTTAAATCTAAATAATTATATTCAGTTACAACAGACTTTATCCCAATATTTTTTAATACTTGCGCTTGTTCTTCTTCCGATAATGATTGTTCGGTCTTAAAAAGTACATCATTCGTCACCCTTTTAGCAGCATCTTCAGCAATAGAAACAGCTTCTTCTCCTTTCTCCTTAGCATTGTTACCCTGTTCTTTCGCATAATCTCCCTGTTCTTTCGCATACTGCGCAAGTTCACCTGACTGGCCGGCCAATACAGCCTGTCTCTTTGCTTCTTCAGAATACTCCTTGGATTTTTCAGAATATTCCTCAGATTCATTTGCAGACTCTTCGGACTTCTCAGCATAGTTCTGTGATTCGGCGACAGCCTGATTAGCTTCTTGAAGAACTTTTGAAGATACATCCTTTGCAAGATTCTCAGCACTGATTTTTCTTCCCTTATTCAGCTCTATAAAATCACCCTCTGAACAAGATTCAACCTCACTCAACTGGTCTATTGTAGCAGAATTTGTCTGTAAGGATTGAATCACAGATGATATGATTTCCTGTTTTTCTTCGTTTGTCATAAATCTATAGTTTTAAATCTGTAATTATCATTATCAATGGTTCTATAACGTGAATCATCTACACGTCTCATTATCATCTTGTTGTTCGTTTCAATATCAGGATTTAACAATGAAACCCTTCTTATTGCCTGTTTAAACACATAAGACCTTATACCCTCTACAAGTACATTCATTTCAGGTACATTAGAATCAACCCTGGCATAACGAACGCCATCGACATAAAAATAGCTGCAACATAATGCCTTGTTTAGCAACTCTGCATACCACACTGGACAGCCTTTTGAACCTCCCATAGTAAGAGTCTTCTGTACATTGTCAATACTATATATGTCAATAACATCATTACCTGAAGTTGTATATTGCTCATTATCTACTCCGAAAACCCAATCATCATCCTTGAATCCCCCAGGTATTCTGAAATCAAAAAAGTATTGCATTCCATCAATCCAAAATACAGCATCCTTTCTCATCCTATTATTAGGATTTGAATACTGTAATAGAACAGTTCCAGAGACATCATCTGTCACACGGAATACTTCTGAACATACCCCATCAACTTCAACAGAATATAGGCCATCATTCAATCCTGTTATTTCTGTGAAATACAAAGTTTCATTGGGGTTCATCAACCAAGACCTCATGTTAACCATCCGCCTTTTCCCGTCTATTACATCAACGATATATACTGATGGGGAATTACTTTCATTGTATGCTATTATTTGCAAAAGAATATGGTCATACGGAGAGAATGACTGCATATATCTGCTTGATAATCCAATATCCGTAGATGGATTGAAGAATAATGGAGTAAAAGGACTTATCTTATACATATTAGCATTCAATTAATTCATATTCAAACACTTCATCATTGCATACATTAATATCAAGATTTTTCAGATACCCTTTATATAATTTCCCATCCCATTCAAAATCTACGTATCCATTCCAGTCTTCAGGCAATATGAAATCATTTGTCTTAATGGTAATATCCCCTTCCTTAAACAATTGCGATGCAAGAGATACATTTTTGTTCACTCTATTAGAGTTTATCATGATATTATCCAAAATATCACTCGAAGTATATATAAGACGAGAAGTATATGATGCAAGGAACCTTTCATTTGCCTCAATAAGAAAATGTGGAAACAATCTGGCATTAAATATAGTTTCTGTATACACTCCATCAACAGATATACTTCTATCCAATTTATAACATGAATCTGCTATAGATGTATAAACTATGAATGTATTATTATCACTATCAGAATCAGATGTCTGATTAACATTCTTCTTCGACAATTCCTGAAATCCATAACTATCAGCACGGTATGGGCATAAAAAATCAAGTGTCTGCTCTTTAAGATTCAGTCCAGTAGAATATTCAATTGTAGAATTAAACTCATCCTTACCATTATTCCCTAAATCATAGTCCTGTTTTGCATATCCAACCTTCACAGATGAGTAAATCCTTCCAGAAGATACGCTGTACTCAGGTTCACTGACCACACTCAAAGTTTTTGACACACTATTTAAGAATACAGAATTTCTATGTACAAATTTTATAACATACCTATCAGTAGGTATAACTACAGGAATATCTTCTCCATCGTTCCTCTCTGGAAGTGAAGGAACAGGACCATTATACATAAGCAATCTGTTTCCTGATGTTGAGATATATGATGTTCCATCATCGTAGCTACTAAGGTCAGAAATATCAACAAAAACAGCAGAAGGATTTAAACGGCCATCTTTTTGGTAAGATTCAGAATCTTCAAAAACACTATAGTACGAACCTGATTGATAGTACAAGAATTTAGACAATTCTTTCGAGAATAAAATATTCTCCCTGTTTACATCACCATCGTATTCCCCAGAATCAAGAATATTTCCTATAATAAATCCACCAAACCGTGCAAGATGATTATATCTTGAAAAATCAAGTGACGAAATAAAATAATCATTTAATCTGTTGTTAACTGAATCTGTGATGTAATATTTCTTTGAAACAGAATCATACAATATGTTTTTATCTATTATAACAATATCAAAACTACTATTCATCTCATTATACTTCTCTATTCCAGGATAATTAAAGAAGTAATAAACCCCATTATTTCCAAGTCCACCGAATAAGTAATCCTCAAAAAACACTACATCAACTAATGTCACATCATCAGGCAATAATGCATCTATTTCTTCATTTGTTAAACCCGTATAATATTTTCCAGGCCTTACAAACTCATCTGCATCAATCTGAACATCATCATATACATAATCCTTTGTATAATCAACATCATCAGAACCGTCATCTATATTAGTATTCTCTCCATCTGATTCTATCACATAAACCATTCCTGCTACTACTTCAAGAAATTTGCAAAAATCAGAGAATGACGTATACAACTTTGCTGAATTAAATTTTCTAACTGACTCACCAGCAACAAGTAATATTTTGTCTAACTCCGTATTATCAAAATTAACTTCTCCCCTTACATAAGAAGCCATCCCCATTTTTTCGATAAGATTATTCAGTAAAGAAGAAGGCTTTACAACATCGATATAGCTTATTTCTCCAGTCTCATTCCATCTAAGTTCACCAAGGTTATAAAAATAAAATGTAGATCTTCCAAAGCTAACAGGATTAATAAGCATAAAACGATGCAAGCACAACTGAAGCCTTTCACCTTTCAAAAGATTTACATTACATAATCCACTCGCATTTACAAACGAACTAACAATAGATACAGGATTACCATTCACTGGAATTTTATACAATGATACCATTACATCGTTCAGTTCACCACTTACAGAGTTTACAACATTTATTGAAATTGACTTTAAATCAATCTCAATGCTGACATCTTTAACTGCTTCAAGAAAGTAACTCGTTGTATTAAGATTAGGCCCTGCAGTCACCCATGAAGAAGATGTGTCAATTTTTCCAGACAATCCTTCTTCCTGGTCATTCATTTTTACATATCCATCGACTTGAATATCACTTTCTGCATAAGAAACAGGAGGTATATAATATACAAAACCACTGCAATCAACATTTTCTCTTATCGTATAACTTTCATCATCAACAGAATTTCCAGTAAATACAATTCTTACAGTATTTAACAACCTTACCCCATCAAAATATAGCTGTTTACCTTCCTTGACTTCATCAACAAGAACCTCATACTTAGTCCCCTTGTTTGAGTTCAATATTGCAGCAACAGAATTATCTAGACAGGCTATCTGTGCAGTATATCCATCATACTTGAATGTAGAAAAATCGATTGGGCATTCAAACAGCAAGTCATATTCCCAGTTATTATTAATTCTATAAACAGCAAATGCTCCTGTCGATTTCAATTTATTCTCAGTATAATAAGAAACAATCATATTTCGTGCCTTTCCAGTCAACGTGATCGTACTACCACATTTTCTCACAACACCACCATAATCAGACCTCACATACGACAATTTTATGTCATCAAGATTTGTAATCATGTCAGAAATATCAATGCAATTTGATTTTGATATTTCAACTTTACTAGAGCCAAGTGATATATAGAATTTGCAATTCATTTTCATGCTTTTTTCAACAAAAGCAAATATATAAAAATAGGCAAACCGACTACGGCTTGCCTAAAATCCTGCTCATCCAAAAACACGCAAACAACTGATATAAAATACATTACACAAAACCAAACTATTTAACCATGCTACTTCTGCAGACAAGTACATCTCCAGCAATCCAGTCTCCAGGACTTATGGATTCCGATGCCGTTGCCAGTACTGTTGCTACATAATTGAACTGCTGAGACTCAATCTTCCCATCAGAGTTAACAATCATAATATATTCATCAGTCAATTTTATTGCAAACCCCTCCTTATCAAATTCCTTAAAAATCAAAGGACCTACATTCTTTCTTATTGGAACAATCTCTATATATCCATTAACAGAATCCTGCAATTCTTTCAACGAGAAATCACTCCCGTTTGCCGGGAAAGTAAATGATACTTCCCCGGAAGTAGTAACAATAAAACTTTCCATATCAATAAACGGTTACAAGGTTTTCTATCTTAAAGCATCTCATCTCTCCTTTATCTACATCAAAGTATGCAAATGTCTTGTAACTTGGCTTTGTCAGTTTTTTCCCGTGAATTGATGTTCCGGCCGGAAGATTGTACAATGTTCCTGAAGCATGTCTGATGCTTCCGTCAACTTTCTGGAATGCAAATTTCACAATACCCTTTCTCATATTTTTAGCAAGTCTGTATAACTCCCATGCCTTAATAAGACAGATTTTCCACGTGTATTCTGTTGTTTTTGCTAACTGGTGTGCATACTTCATCACTCTTACTCGAAAATTACTCTTTTCCATAATGCTAATTATTTGGTTTGACTTATATTTTAATTGTACTATAAAGATAGTTCAGATTGACTATATATGCAATCGTAAACTTCGCCATTTTCAATTGTCAAACCATAATTAACTTATTAATCTACAACACATTGCCTAATCATATTCCGAGCAAACGAGATACGGCTACGAACCGTACCTAATGGTATATGCATCTTTTTTGCTATCTCTTCATAAGAGTAACCCTCAGCATACATTATAGCGCAATCAACGGAACATGATTTTCTCCTGCATTTTTCAATTATCCCATAAAGTTCATTCCTTAACGTTTCATTGTCCGCATCGAAATAAGAATGGATATGATCAGCCTTCTCCTCAGAATCGAAACGTATCAATGATTCATGATTGTATGTTGTTATATATGTGTTCAACATAATAACGCTGCACCATGGTCGGAAGCTCTTGGAAGAATCATATTTACTTTTATTTGACAGAATCTTATACACAGTCTCTTCGGCAAGGTCTTCTGCGTCCATCATATTCCTGCAATACTTTCTTGCCAGTCCCAATATCCACTGATATTGCTCAATCACTATCTGCTCCAACCCCATGTCCATGCAATATTTTCATTCGAGATGATGAAAACTTATTCTGCTTCTCAGTAGTCTTTCTGAGTAAGTCTATAAGAAAATCCGGGTTGTCGCAAAGTGACGATAAAAGATGAATTATTATGTCACATTTCTCATTAATTACTGGCAATAAAGCCACATTGTCGAATTTTTCTTCCATGTCTATTACGATTATTAGTGTTACAATCGTGTTACAAACCAAACGGAAAAAAATTCGACAAGCAGCAAAAAAGTTATCTAACGATGCAATTTTCTTTTAATTTCAACATCTGCCTGATGAACCATATTCGCATACACACCTGCAGTAATGATTCTTGTGTCAATATTCATTTTGAAATAAGTCATAAGAAACGCTATCTCCCTGTCAAATGATGCACGTACATCATCAGGAGTATTTTTCTTTCTATCAGCAGAAGAAGTGTCTTCAATCCTCTTTCTCATGTACTCCGCTTCTGCAATCATACGGTCTATTCTTGAAGGAATCTTTTCACGCTCAATACCAGTAATTCCCATTTCTGACAGAAGTCCAACAACATCATCTACAGCGTTTATGCTAATAAGCGCCTTCAATATCTTTGCAATAGTAATCCTGTACTTAATCTTTATTTTCTCTTCCTTTTCTAAAATTGCAGATTCTATTCCGGAAGGATTTACTATGCTCTGATACTGATATATCAATTCTGAAGCCACATTTTCCAGCATGGAATTATTATCACCTTCCTCCATAAGAACTTCTCTGTTTCCACAAAGAAGTTCAATAAAATCAAACATACTCAACCTGCTTAATGTAGTTATCATAATCTTGTACTTTTATAATGTTCATAATTAGAGTTGTATGCTTCCTTATGTATTATCTTCATTATTTTCCTGAGTTCTACACGCATTCCTTTCATCTCACGAGATAGTTCAGAATAATCATTTACAACAACAGGACTACTTATTCCTGAATCATATATAGTATTCATTCTTACATTCTCATTGAATTCGCTTATATCAGGGAACACTTCAGCACCTTTCGGTAAATCTACCACGGTAGGAACATCTGGAGTTACCCATGACTTACCACCATACACAACAACCTCATGCTTTCCACCATCACCAACGATAGCCAATCCTCCAATATGTCCACCGTTCTTAGTACCTTCCTTGTATGCAGGAATTGGTGTTGCTGCGATAGTCGCTATCTGTACCGCTCCCATTGCACCTACTATTGCAGCAAGTACTAGGTTAGGTAATGCACGAGTTATTGCAAGTGCTGTTGCTATACCAGCCTGAGCAATGTCCACACCCTTCTGCCATTTAGCCTGCTTCTGCTGCAACTGAACTTTCTTTTTCTCAAGTTCCTCATTCTTTCTTGATGTTTCAGCTTCAGCAGCTCTTTTCCTTGCTTCAGCTTCTTCCTCAGATATTGCTCCACTTTCGGCAAGTGCTTCAATTCTTTCAACATCAGCATTGTACGCTTCCTCATTTGCCTCCTGTTCATCCTCAATCTTTTCAATATCACGCTCATATAATGTCGACATAAGATTACCGATTGCACCAATGGCATCAGACGCAACATCCATCCATCGCTGAGCATTCTTCATCCGTTTTTTGTAAGAATCTTCTTCTTCATCCTGAACCCTCTTGATTGCAGCAATCTCGGCATCAGCTTCAGCATTTGCCAAATCAGCCTTTGCTTTCTGAAGCTGCTCGGCAAGTTTTTCTCTGTCGTCCTGGCTCAGATTTTCAACAGAAATCTGTTCCTCCAACGAGTCAACAGCAGCCTTAGCGGTATCAATAGAATACCGTTCTGTTATATCAGCCTTCTTTTTCTCATATTCCTCATCCGAAATAAGTTTCTTGGCATGCAGCTTTTCCAACTCTTTCAGGTCGGAATTATATTGTGCATTCCTTACAACCTGTTCGGCTGCGGCAGATTTAGAAATCTCATCAACATAATCAGCAGCATATTCCTCATAAATCTTACGCTTTTCATTGATGTATTTCTTTTCGATGAGGCTCACGTCGGCACCATTACTTTCAGCAGCCTTCATTTCTTCTTCCTTCTGCTTATCAAGTATATCAAGACGAACGGACATTTCTTCCTCACTACCTTCCTCAACGGAAGCAAGACGATTCTGAAGGTCAATACTTGCACGATTCTTTTCATACTCCTCAGAAGCCTTCGCCAATTCGTTGTTCATTTCTTGAAGTAACGATTTTCTCAATGCCATTTCTGCGGATGAATTACCTTTTACGGCATCAATCTTCTGCTGGTAACCATAGCGGATTGTGGCCAGTTCCTTATCAAGTCCTTCTTCCATCAAGGCAATACGTGACTCCTGCAATGATTTTTCGGCTTCAAGGCGTGATGATTTTTCATCTGCGGTCTCTGACACTGCACTTCTTTTTGCTCCTGGCATCTGATAACTTTCTACAAGAGAAATCTGTCTGTTCATGTTGGAGTAATTCCTCTCTGCAGACATCCTTTCACCCCATGAGCTTCTAATGTCAGAATTTATCGCTGAATTAGTCCGGTCAATTCCAAACATCTGTTTCCACAGACTTGCGTTTTGATATTCGTCATAGTATTTTTTATTGATATTGACAGCTTCCTCCAAATTTTGCTTTTCATATTTCAAAGACCTTCTCATCGTATCAAGCCGTTCTTCCTTAGCCTTTTTAAATGCTTCTTCCTCTGACATTCCCTGCTTGACATACTGTTCTCTTGCCTTATTGATTTCCTCATATTGTTTAATTACGTCAGTCTCTGCATACCTTTCTCCTTCAGCCCTGGCCTGCTTTTCTTCTCTCTCAGAAAGCTCCTCAACGCTCTCAATCCCACGACGAACAAATGAAAGCAAATCTGCAGTCATTGACGCAATAGAACTCTTTATTTTTGCAGACATCGTTTCGAATGATCCTCCAGTCGCATCAAACAATAGTGCCAACTCCTTAGAAAGCAACTTTTGGCTCTCAATCATATCTTCCTGTGCTTTCCCTAATTCACCTGTTTCTGCCTTAACATCTCCGAGGTTAGTCTTAATATCCTTCAATGTGCGTATATACTGCAGTCCGGCATCTTCACCCGGACCACCGAAGATGTCAGCCAATGCAGTACCGACAACAGACGCACTATCGGGCAACTCATTCAGCCGCTCAGATACCATCTGAATAATGTCAAATGTTGTTTTCTGGCCGGACTTCAACTGTTCCTGAACCTCATCAGCCGAAATGCCGATTCCTTCAAGTGCCGCTGCGGTAGCTGTTGTCATTTCACGGATACGAAGATTACCTTCCTTGATAACGTCCACACCCTTATCAGAATAGATACCAGACTTAGCAGCCTGGGCAGTAATAGCAATGAATGTTTCAGCACTGATACCGGCTTCCTTGAAATATGCAGGATACTCCCTCAGCGTGTCCAGAAACTCACCGTTTGCATCGGCACCTGCAATGAATCCATCCTGAATTAGTTTCAGGGATTCTTCAGCGGAGATACCAAACTGCTTAGAGACAGCATTTGCACCAATCAATACCTCCTTGAAATCCTTACCGTAGAAGTCTGCAATAGCCTGCACTTCCGTGCGGTAAGCCTTCAAGTCCTCTCCTGACTTCTCAGTGAACTGCTGTGTAAGACGTGTTGCTTCTGTTAGTCCATTATTGTAGTTCACCCACCATCCTATCCCGGCACCGGCAGCCCCAACAGCTCCAAGACCAAGAAGCCACTTGTTCTGGAATATCTTGCCAAACCCGGACAAACCTTCAAGCACACTTCCTGCATTACCAAGAGATTGAAGGGAGTCGCCAAAACTGCCTGATATAATTCCGAAGCTACCCATGGAATCATTCAGATGGTTAAGTTCCATCCAGGCTGCTTTAACTTCTTCCTTATAGCTACCGATAGTCATCTTCTGCTGCGTGTAACGGTCACTGTTACGCTTTATGTAATCAGTATTTACACCGATTGTAGAATTCAACTTTCCGAGCGTATTTCTGTAATCCTCGTCGGTATCTTTCAACATATTAGACGCTTTACGAAGTCGCTTGTTCACTTCTATAGCTTCTTCTTTACTATGCACCTCCTTGTCTGCCAACTCCAAAGATTCCTTGATGAAACGGATTCGCTCCTCTTCGGTCATGGCAGCAGCCTTTCTGGTAGTGTTCGCAGATTTCTGGGCCTTATTCATTGCTTCCTCAGCCTTTGCAGCCTGCTGCATTGCCTTGGATGCTTCTGCTGATGCCTTTGACAATTCCTTTACCTCTTTTGTACTCAGCTTTTCTGCATCTGCCTTCTCCTTGATTTTCTTCATCAGTTGTTCAGCGACCTCTGCTTGACGACTGAATGCATCAGTAAGTTTTTCAGATGCGGAAGATACGTTCTTAGCCTGAGTATTATATATGGCCTGCAACTTGTCAATATCTCCCTTTACCTTGACGTCAACAGTAAGTCCCTTGATAAGTTCCGATGCAGCATCCTTGTAATCCTGCCTTACATCTGATATTGTACTCCTAAGTTCCTGCAACTTCTTCAATGATTCCTCATCGACGAAATCCTTCAATTTCAAATTTCCCATCACAAGTAATGTTTATATTCAACAATAACGCCATCCACCTTGGTACCTTCCTTATCGAACGAGTAGGTACCGTCACTCTTCCTGTACACAACGTACACACATCCGTCCAGCATGGCAGCTTTTTTTGCAAGCATGGCCACACGCTCATAGTCAGACATGATTTTCTTATTCTCGCAACCGCATCCCATCATTTATACCCACATTGTTTGAAAAAACGTTTCAAAAAAGGCTCGAGAAGTTGAAGTACAACATACTCTCTTGCGTCCTTTCCCAACATCAGAATGTCATTCCCGTATTTCCTTACTATGTCAGGACCATCAACGAATCCAACGGTATCAATCGAGAGAGTATCACCTGCAACAGATGCGCGGATACTTTCATGGAACGGACCGGTGATATACAAGTTAGGAACATCAACAGGCCTTGGAGGAAGATTCAGTCTCGGGCTTTTTATCGGAGGTGTTATCTTCTTTTTCCATGCTATATATCCGTCAGGATTGTTATGCCATATGGAGGTAGTCTCATGAAAATACGGATCATCAGAATAACCCGGCCTCAGACTGTCTGTATTACCGTCAAGACCAGAATATAGCTGTTCCCTTACAAGGTCTGCAATTTCTATATTGTTTTCCTGAAGGCAATCCATACATGACTTTTCAAATCCTGATGCAATTCTGTTTATCACATTCTCCAATTTCTCGAAATCAGCCATACATACAATTAAAATTAAAGCCGGACTTCCGCCCGGCTTAATCAACCAAAACCATCACTTATCAGCAGACTCACCGTCAGCATCCTTTACAGACTTACAAGCAATCCGGTCATACACGTCAGAAAGTTTCTTTCTTCGATTCTCCTCAGCAACTTTCTGCCAGATACAGGTCATGTGAGTATCAATGAATTTCTTTTTCGACATCATCTTGACCTGCTTTTCCACAAAATTGACTCCATCTACAATCATGACGCTTTGACCACCTTAACAAATTCAACCCATTTGACATCTTTCTCGTACAGAACAGAAGGTGATTTAACTGAAATCTCACCTTCACCAGGAGTAATTGTGAGATAACCGTCCTCATACGAAGCTGATGTAACCCCATCAAATACCTCGGATGCACCTGAGGACAATTCTGTTGCAAATTCAGCAGTTCTGTCATATCCACCTACACATTCAATAATCTTGAATTTGTTGTTTTCGTTTTCAACTAACATGACCTCAGTCAGTCCCTTAATCACATTCGCAGGATTGAAATCCAACTTTAAGTAGTCAAAGTTCAACTGGCTGTCTTCTGCATCCATGTGGCAGAAATTTACCGTCATACTTGACTTCGCACTGCTTGTGCTGAACGGTGTGGCACCTGGATATACTGTTGACATCGGAATTCCGGCAAGAATATCAGTTCCATCATTGTAACCGATAAGCATTCTGTTTGAATCCCAGAAGTACACATCCCATTCCTTGTTAGCACAACGCAACAGCTCAGCATTCAGAATTTCATCAAAACGAGGAAGTGTGAAAGTATCTGTCTGAGCATTGAGGCCATTGTACTGGTTTGCCCCGTATCCCACAGCACTAACCTGAGCTTCACCACCATTCTTCGCATATTCAACGAATGTATGAATAGGATAAATTCTGCCTGGTCTGTCAGCATGACACATTTTTTCCAACTCATCGGCAGTAATATTTGCCGGTAGTTTTACTCCATGCTCTACAAGTATTGCTCCCTTTACCTTACCCCAGTCAACCTTGCAGGCCGAACCACCGGTATTCATTTCTGCGCTTTCGCACACTCTTGTATTTCTCATTACCTACAACTTTGATTTTTAACTATTAATTCCATCGAGCGTATATTTATGGCATCAATAGGCTCGCTCACTTCCTCTCCGGATTCCGTATAGGCTCCGTATCTGCCATACGAGTAGTTCTCAGAATATTCATGCGGAACGATGCTGTCATAGTATATATCAAACCTTTCATCATTTCTAACTACCTCAATCAGCCTTTCATAAATTGGTCGAAGAATGTTGATGAATGAAGCATACAGACGCCGTTCATTGCTCCAGCTCTTCGTTGATGAACACGCTATAAGGATATTCAGTGAAACCTTTGAATAATAGTCCAGACTGTCTCTCTTCTCTGTAACAGGACAGAACAGTACGACAAGAGGGAACTTACGTTCTGATGTTGAAGGCACTTTGCTGTATTCATCAAGTTTATCCTTTACATACTGGGCCGAACCAAATATGTAGTTCAGTTCAGGATTCTTAACTTCCTCGAACCTATCATTCTCGATGTCAGCAGGCATTATGATTGTAAGGTTCCCACTCATTTCCTTTACTACATCTCCAATAATCTCAACGATACCTTTCATAGATTGAACTGGTTAATCTTAATCAACATGTTAGTCTGTGTGACAAGGTCAATCGGACAATTACCATCACGCGCCCACTGGATGAACTTCACATTGGCGTAAACCATCCTATTCCATGCAATAACCTGGGCATTGACAGGTGAAATGTACTCATTGGCACACTTCAGCCTGACATTCCCGGTTATTGTAGCCTCCGATGAAGAATCACGAAGTATGTGGAACAGCACGTAATCAGCAAAAGGCTCTTTCAGTTTGTTGCATACGATTTCATACTTAGACGGCTCAGTATCTTCGTTTCTTTCATCATCAGACATATCAAGGTAATCCATTGCATAACCTGCTTCCTTCTCACCGAGCATGGATTCAAGAAAAACAGGCTGCAACTTCTTAATATATTCTTCGATATGGCCGGTTACTACCAAAGAATCGGCGCCAGCAGTCTTTGACGTTGAGGCATTTAGAATATGACGTGGGCCTGCTACAAAATATGACACATCAATCAACATGGCAATTCCTTATTTCTTCGATTTCGAAGCAGAAACTTTTTTCTCGTCCTGAACAACGGCTGCCTTATCATCCTCGGCAGAAACCTCCTTTGTATCGGTCTGCTCAACATTTTTATTGTCTTCTTGAACATCCTTAGCATCATCCACATGTGAATCAAGTTCTGCCAGTTTGGCTTTCAGTTCATCAATTTCTTTCTTTTGACTCTCATTCTCAACAGAAAGCTCATCTATAACCTTCTGTTTGCTCTCTAATGCCTTTTCGACATCTTCCTCAGACACAAGTCCAGCTTCCGAGACCGGGGTGATAGAAATCAACCCACGGCCAATACGGATACGCTGTTCTTTTATGACAGATTCAAGAGCTTTCTTTTCTCCATTAAGCAAATACATAAGCATTAAGATTTAGTGATTGCTTCTTTCAAGGCTGCCAAGTCACCATAAGCGAATGCCCATGGCATATATACAGGGAAGATAACTTCTTCCTGAGCAATAAGGACAATCTCATTCTTCAACTTGCTTTCTACATCTTCAGCCCATTCAAGAGTCAATAAGATGTAATCCACGAGATTTGCAGCTATATTAAAGTCACCAATCAGATACTTACCAGGAAGAATGTTGTTTGTTTCAATAATAGGACGTCCTGCAATATATTTAACACCGCCTATCATCTGGATAATACCAAGATTACGTCCGGTTGTATCCTTTTCACTTTCCATAGCATTAACTGTGATAGGATTCAACGCAATAGCATTCGGTGTGTACTGTGCGTATGTCATCACAGCAAAACCAGTTTTGACGACATCAAGAGAGTTAGGTTCCTCAACTGACTTAAATGCGCCATGGCTTACCTTGAAGGTCATTGATGATGTTGAGGTTTCCTCTGTATAAGCAACACCTTTCAACAAAATCTGGCGGTCGTTAATTTTCACGAGCTGGTTAGCGCTGTTGAGAGCAGTAAGTCCAGTAGCACCAGTAAATGTGATAGTCATACCATCAAGAATCTGGTCTTGAGGGTTTGTAAACTCTACGACTGTGTCCTTATTAGAGTTATAACCTGAAACTGATTTGACAGAGCCAGCAGAACCACTAACATAATCTTCAGAGATGATAGTTTCAACAGGATAAACGCCTTTGTGGTTGGCAATACCAAGCAGATTTTCTCCATTACCGTCACCGAACAGAATATTCCAATCTTCAGCCTGATATACAGCTTCAGGCAACATCTTCAAGATAAATGAACGGATAAATACACGGCTCTTAAGCATTCTCTTGGAAATAGGCAGGTGAGTTCCAAGACGTTTTGTACCAGTCTGTACCTCCTTTGCCTTAAAACTTGATTCAGGCAATCTTCCGTTTTCTGTTACATAACGCGCATTACGGTCGAATTCATATACCTGAGTAAATGCAAGGTTAGGGTATTTAGGATCGCCCTCCAATGTATTCAATACATCACGCATATGAATACGTTTGTTAGATACCTGTGATACAACCCTGTTCTGCTGTTGAGTAATCAGATGGTCACCGCTATAGTTATCAGTCATGGAAACAATATCCTTCAAGCAGAAACCTTCGAACACACCTGACTTACGGCAGTTTCCAGAAGCGAACTCCTTGAATTTCTCTGAATCAAGCATTTCGTTCAACTTCTCATCAAACTTGTTGATGACTTCCATTCCGATACCTTTAGATTTCAGCTTATCGATAGTCTCACCAAGACCTTTAACCGTTTTAATGAGTTCCTCGTTATCCTTGGCAAGCTGCTTGAACTTCTCATCGTCATAGCCGTTCAACTTATCGTTCAGACTTTTCATCTTTTTTTCCAAATCTTCAGGTGAGATAACACCTTCCATAGCCTTGTTGACAACATCACACATTTTTTCTGTCATGTTGATCAGGAACTTAGCTTGTTCCTGTGGCATCCCTTCGGTCTTAATACCGAAATCTGCAACTGTAAATTTCTTCATCTTCAATTTAATTTTAATCATTATTAAATGCCTTATTCAATGAACTAAAGAAAGAAGTGCTATCAGCGGCTTTTTTCTTAACATCATCATCTTCTTGCTTACCGTCAGTTTTATCCTGAGTGTCATTGGACGGCTCAGACTTTCCGGAGAAGATGTTTGTGCTATCATCCTGCAACAAGGCGTTACTTCTATAGACTTTTCCATAACATGCCGGACAACGGACGTATGCCATGAAGTTCTGTACAGACTTCTCGGTCAACTCCAGTCCTTCCGACTTTACGGAATCAATAAGTGCAATAACTTCTGCACGTACTTCCGGTTCCAGTTTGTCTATCTCCTGACTTACGATACGGTCAGTAAGCCATCTCGAATACATGGCAGCATTGTCAAGCACCTGCTGAGTAAATGTATGCTCATGTTGTTCATCGTAATCAAACTGGTGTCCGCAATGCGGGCAAGTAACCACGTTACCTCCATTAATTGCTTTAAGCAGAAGATTCAGTTCCATATCATATTGTTTTAATCGTTCTTCCGAATAATCAGTATTTCTGAACGCTTTCCTGATGAACTCAACTGCCTCCTTAACCTGTTCCTGCGTACCAGACTTGAGATTTACAAGGAATGTCTGAGGGTTGCTTCCCCAGCTTGTCAGAGTCGAATACTCGAACATCTTCCATTCAAGCACCTTGCACGGGTCTGTCTCATCACGCTTGATTGCTTTCACACCGATAGAGTGTTCAAGTGTTCTGCCATTCTCAGCATACAACTTATAATCAGCCAACGTGTCTCGCCCAATCTGTTTTTCAAGATTAAGCTTGCCAACCATAATGAGGTTTCCCTCTTTTTCCTCGCCACTGAGTGGTACACCCAACAACTGGTCAGTACGGTGATTAAGGAACCATCTCATCCTGCCGATATTCTCCTTCAACGTCTTGTTGAAAGAGCCAGGCATGGAAACATCGTTCTGTGAGTCTTTCACACCGATACCGTTCACAGCTACCGTTACGATACCCTTCTCATCCACATCATTTGCCTTCGTTTTGTACTGTAGGCTTTTGGTTTTCTCTTCCATTTTCAACTTCACTTTTTGTGTTAAGACTTATTACTTGTTTTACTATCTCTCTCTCCTCGTCTGACATCTCGAACAAAGTCTTGTCAAAAAGAGGTTCTTCGAATCTGCTTTCCTTTATTTGTGCCCTCCAGTCATTTATACTGATGAGGCCGCTAAGGAACTGCTCCTTACATCTAGTATTAACCATTGTCTTGACTTCCTCAGCTTCCTTCAATCCCTGCTGCAGACAATCCACATCAGAAAAATCACAATCCAAGTAATAGCCACCTTCTTCAAGTCCAAGAAATGCAGTTAGCTGCTTGCAGAATTTCTTGGCCATCGGTATGATGGTAGATGTATATACAGCCTTTTCCGCGGTTGCCTGATTGCTGAATGTTGACTGGTCCTTACGCGGTACCAGAACTGAGGGGATACCGTATGCTCCGGCTATCTGAATAGCATCAGTAAGAGTTTCCTCAAATGGCTGCAACTCACTGATGGTAAGGTTTGTTCTTACGAATGACAAGGGAACGTCACTTAATCCATACGGAAGCCTACGTTGGTCCAGCCCGAATTTTCCAAAATGGCTGTCAAGTATTTCCTTCTTTTCATCTTCTGTCATTGCTGCAGTACCAGCTTCATCCTTCTTATTGGATACAAGGAACCCCAAACCACCACGTTTTACGTAAATCACGTTTCTCGCTTCATATACAGCAATAAGGTTGGATATAGGTTTCAGATGAGCGGCCAACCTGCTCTTTGATTTCAGGAACCCGTTTATTGACATATATTCAGGTGAGCCGTCACGGTCATGCCATATCTGATATGAAGGGATTTCCATCGTACTCACATATCCGTAATTCAGACGGTAACAACGGATAATATCATCTTCAGATGCTATTCCAAAGATTGGACTATTGACACTTCTATTAGGCTCTACATTAACAAAATCAGCAGGAAGTTCCCAAAAGTTATCACACCATTTCCACTTTGGCTGGTCCTTGAATGTTTCTCCCATAGCAGCACGAAAGAAAGCATTGCCAGTGCACAGCTTATATACGAAGTGTGAATATATCATCTCGTTCCAAGACATAAGACAATTTGGCTTTGTGAGAATCTGGTTCATTCTCTTGTTTTCCCAGACCACGCTGTCGTCCTTTACCTTCTTCAATTGGAATCCGGAACCTGATATACGTGAAGCAATGTAATCAATCGGAAAGAATACTTCTGGAACAGAACGGAACAGTTCCATGTAATTATGGCCGCAAACCAGTGGGGATACGAATAACTCATGCACGTCACAACGGTCAATATAACCACTATCTTTTACACCCTCCTTTGGTGTTGATATAGTCTGTGGTTCACTGGCCATTTTCAGCCCAGCACATGCCGGAATAGTATCCTGTTTTAAAATTGTATATCCCATAGTTTATCCTTATATGACAAAGATAAATTATGGGTATATACGATGTTGATTTTGCAAAAATCTTGCAATTTACCCAAACATGGAAAATGCAAATAAAATACTATGTATCAACATATTGTAAATAAAACCAAGCTTACCCTAATTTTATGATAGTATATGCAATACCACTTAACAGGGCACTGGCTCCACTTATATTTTCATCATTGTAGTCAAGAACTTCAGTTATGAATGCCATATACTCATCATTTTCCATACCGGTCTCAGAAAGCAGGAAGTATGACTTGATGAAATCGGATGTAGCAGCTATTCTCTTATCCATATCCTGATATTCCTTCTTAATCCTTACTTCCGGAAGCGTATTTCTCAGTTCCCTTGCCATTTGGTAATATGCAGGTGACGATTCCACGATGTACGTTCCTGCATCATGTGAACATATAACAGACTTCATCTCTTCGAGTGATACAGTTTCACGCATTACGAGGTCAAGAACATGCCATTTTTCTCCACACCTTGCAACCTGACACATATAGAACTTTCCTCCAACATTCGGCATGATGTACACTATCTTCTGTGAATACTGATACTCGACTGAAGGATTGAAGAATCCGAACACGCTTCTGTCAGAATACATGTTGCGTTTACGACGGCTCGAGAACTGGGAATACTCCTCGTACATGATGTCATGTACAACATATCTCAAAGTATCGGTAAGGTGCCCGTGTTCCTCATAGGATTGTTTCGTTACGCTGTCCTTTATCTTTGTCTTGAGGATTGCACCATTAGCATCCTTCTGTACGCTCTGGTAGTCCTCGATTGATACCCTGCAACTATCGTCTATGCTTATGCTGAGGCCGGGCAATGATTTCTCAAAAACAGCATTGACAAACTCACCGGTCATGGATACGGACGGGTTCCTGTTACCCACCTTATCCTCAACAATCCAGTTGTCTTTCTTCAACGTGTCAATAAACAGGTCCATGAATGAACGCTTCTCATCGTCGATAGTGTTGGCGGATTTTGCTGAGGCATCACCATGAAGGTAGATTTTACCGTCATATCCTAACTCCTGCAGTCGCTTTGATACAAGTTTCGCGGCTCTTCTTGCGCTGTTGTTCGGGCTTTCAGCTGTGGTCTCGGCAATCTGGTACATATCCTTACCTTTGCTCAAGTCTGCCTGCCAGTAGCCGACAGATATGTACGGTAATACGTTACTATCGACAGAAAGATGAATCGGCAATCCAGGTATGTAACTGTATTCACCGCTGTTCTTTCCTACATTGAACGAGCCGAGGAACTCGTTTCCGGTCTTAATTACACCCCACTCTCCCAACGCATACACGTTGTAGTAGTCCGGGTCATGAATACGGTCATGCTCGAAGTCCATCACACACTGCTCATCGTAATATCCATACGTTCCATCCGGTGAACCGACAACCCAGAAGTTATTCAGGTATGTTGTCTGTATAACTACCATATTTGGAGGATACTCCTCAATTTCCTTAGTTACAGGATTCACTATTGAGCGCCCCTCGTTCATCTTTAAAGACTTCACCTTTGTCAGCTCTGCCGGTATTATCCGGCCGCCAATTTCTACAACCATAGGAACATCATGCAGTTTCTCGTTGTCAAGCCAGTCCTTCTTTATCCAGTGCGTTTCACTGATAGGGTTGAAGTCGGCAATAATCTGCTGCCCCTTCTTACCACGCAGACGTTTACGTATCTGCTTCAAGTCGGCATACTCAAACTCTGACAACTCCTCAAGCTGTACCCTTTTGTAGTTACTGATACCCTTAATCTTTTCCGGATCATCCAAACCTGAGAAGTCAATCTTCGCGCCGTTATACAGGCAACGAATTACATTTTGGTTGAACTTGAAGTATTGTGTAATTCCTAACAATGATGCCGCTACCTTGTAATCCTCATATATGGTTTTGCTGATGGATGCTCCGACCTTTCTCATCACAAGAGTATTCTCACCGTCCTGCAATGTCTGTATCAGCACGCACTGTGCTACGCTGAAAGACTTGCTCGATGATGAACCACCATACAGGATGATGAATCGAAGTGTGGCATCATTCAGATATTTCAGCAGGTAAAATGCATTCGGATTGAGTTTCTTGTGATTTATGAGCATAAATGTTCTATTTTTTAGAATTATGAGAGTATTTTTTGTATAACCTCCGTATTTTTTCTAATACAATCGTTCTATTTTTTAGAATTTACTCCTCTTCTTGGTCAAAACCTATACGAATTTCATTGATATTTCCACCTTGATTACCTCCGATGGAAATCTGTTGTGGCGCGTTCCATCCGTTCATGGAAGCAAGCAGTTTAGCAGCTTCAACCTTACCGTTGAACTCATAGCTTACCTTACCCTTGTCATTGCTTATCTTCTTCATGGCATTTCTCACACGCTTCGGCATCTGGCTGGGAGATTTCAACTTTATCTTTCCTGTTACAGGATCTACAAGATACAAATCGTTCGGGTCCATCATGACAATATCCATGAGAACCTTTTCCACCTTATCACGGCTAATTTTCGATGCTTCTGCACGTTGGGCCCTCAATTCGTCTATCCTTGCTGCAACCTTGTTACTTGCCAGCATCCGGCTTGCATTGCTCCATATCGTCTCAGGCTGCATCTTTGATGCGTCATAGGCCATCCTGTATGCTTCACTTGCATTACCGTCACAGTCAAGGTAATAATTGCAGAACTTTTCCTGTTTTTCGGTCAATTTCCTGTTGTTCATAGGCTAATGGTTATTAATGCCGACGATGCAGATTACCTGTTTCCGGTCTTTCAGCAAATCGTAGGCTGCTGTTAATGTACTTCCTGTCGTGCAGATGTCATCAAAGAGTATTACTCTCTGTTCCTTAATTGGCCGGAGAAGATAAAACTCAGGATTGATACGTGTCCTGTTGAGGCACTGCATTGCAGATTCATAGAATTTTATTTTCACCCCCTGGGCAATTTTTTGGCAAATATCAGTGGCGAAATGGTACTCTGTGATGTGCCTGCGCTTCGGTGTGGTAATTATGCACCATTCATCGTCCGGCCGTATCAATGAAAGTATCAGTTCCGTAGCGGCTTCCGAAATGACTTCTGCACACTCACCCGAACTCTTGATTTCCTCAAATTGGATTCCATCCTTTGTCCTTGCAAACAGGGATATGTAATAAAACCCGCCCTTACGGTGGATTCTTACTTTAGGCTGCATGTTGCATAACCTTTCGTATTTCCTCCAGCCGCGGGCGGGTTTGTCCCAGTCATCAATCCTTATCTTTCTACCTTTCCTCACAGCCAAAAACCTTTGCTATCCCTTTACTGACTGAGGTGTAATTCAAAGGTACTGAAAAAATACCTTCATCGACAGATTGTACAGGATTGTCGAATTCTCTCTTTTCGGAAACACACTGAATATCAACGCCATTGTATTTCCTTACTTCTTCCGCAAATTGAAGTATTGTACAAGATTCAGGATTGACAATGTTTACCAGCTTCTTGTCAGAACCTATCGCATATATCAACCCGTCCACCACATCATCTATGTAGGTGAAGCACCTGGTGTTCATTCCTCCATTATACAGACTGACCTTTTCCGAATTCATGAGAGCATAGAGAAGAGTCCCTTTCCGCTGGTCAGGTCCGTACACGTTATGAAGGCGTACACCAGTCGCATTCCTACAATAAATTGAAGCATAGACTTCATCAAAATGTTTGCTTACACCGTACATACTTGTCGTGTTGCATGGATTTGCGGTGGAAGAACTTGCATACACCAGTTTCACACCGAAGCGCGTACATCCGTCAGCTATCGCAACGAATGAATCAATGTTGTCACGAAGTATTTTTTCATGATCCGAATTGAAAACGCTGGTCTGTGCGGCAAGATGTATAACAGCATCGATTCCACCCCCGGCCAGAAGGCACGGAACGCCGGCAGCTTCAGTTCCACACACACGGTCGATACCGACCACTTCAACACCACGACTTCTCAGATTCTTGCAGAGGGCTTTACCTATAAAGCCTTCACTGCCGGTTACGACAATTTTCATCATCACAGCTTGTTTAGAATTTTACATAAAACATTCAGTATGTTACCCAGTAACATCACTATTATTATCAGAAGTGCGGTATCCTGCTCAACCATCCCGATGGAATAGCAGAACAGGACAGCCACAATCATAAATATTACTCCTTTGGCCTGATAATGTTCCATCAGGACTTGATATTAAGTTCGTACTCATATCTGCTGACGGTCTTATATCCGGTAACAAGTACACGTTCACCGGAATACAGGCCGGATATGGTGTTCTCAATCACATCAAGAGAAACACGTTCATCAAACTTCAGGAACACCCTTCCTGGCACTCCGCCAGCGACGAAACTGACAAAATAATATGTTCCACGCTCCCAGTAGAACACATATAGGATGAGAAATGAAACTACCACAGAGGACAGATAAACCCAACTTGACGGTACATTAAAATCTCCTAAAATTATCAATGATGATAATACAATTGATACGATTGCCCACTCTAACAGATTAATGAGCAGGCCAACAACTTGTTTTTTCTTTGCTTTCATAAATTAATTTTTGCAGGTTAATAATTCAAAATCATACATTTACTGCAGTGCTTCGCATATTTTCTCTATGCATTCAGCATTTTCTTCGTTTAACCATTCCTTGGCCACATTCCACGCAATACTTTTACTCGCTTTGAAATTATCAATTCGAATACTATGGTGAGACAATTTTCCTTCTGTCGGTTTCAATCCGGAATCATGCAATTCACATAAACCGTCTTTGTAGAATGTACACCAGTCTCCTTCTTGTTTGGCCTGTATCATCGGTACGGGCATATCAACTACCCCCATAAGGATTCCTACATACCATTCCGTTGCTGCAAGCCTGTCTTTATATCCGGCTTCGATAAGCCTTAAAACATCTTGCGGAGTACCCAAACAAGGCGTATGACATTGCTGCTTACATAACTTGCATTTACACTGTATCGGTTTGCGGCCGGTTTTTCTGATTATTCTTTGTAACTGAGTTTCTTTAATAAGTAAGCTCATTTTGTTTCCTCCATATTAAAATCCCAAAAACTTAGTTTCCCTTTCACATTCATAATCGGCTTATCAAATAATACCGCATCCTTCAGTACCCAGTTCCAGCAACCTTTCTCTGCCCAAACTGAAGGATGGTTTTGCACGCAATCAGCTATAACCACGCTGCCAATAATATCACCATGTGGAAGCTCTTTTTTATTTCCGTAAAGTTTTTTTTCATATGGAATTACTTTAAAAAGCTGTTCTCTCGTTAATGCTTCCCACCCATTCTCATCTGTAGTTTTTGAAACATGTATCAGCACCCTTTGACCGATATACTTCTGAGGACACTTCCAAGTACGGTTCTCAATGTCTTTGATACCGTGAGCGATAAGGCTCGCCCACGGCTGTTTGATGGATATTGCTTTCATTGCTTTTTCGTTTTCTTTAATTCAGAAATCAAAGAATCAGCAAACTCAACAGCATTTACAGCCATAAGACCGTACTTTTGAGTTAACATTTTAGGGTCTATCATGTGAAGCATAGCCTCCTTTGCTATTTCATATCTACGCTGTTCCCAATCAGTATTATCCCAGTCAGTAATGATAAGATATATAGCAGGAACATAAGACATAACACCGTCTAATTCACAAAGATAACACATTCCGTATGGTGCATTAAGTACACCATCTGCATCTGCTTCCATGCCTTTGATGATGGTTACCTCTGTTCCTTCTTCTATTTCAGTCCTATTAAAATTCCATGATACTTTTAGTTTTGCTTTCATATTCAGTCCTCCTCGAAATCTTCTTTTCGTAAGTTATACCCAGCCAAAATAGCATTAGACAACACAGCTTCAAAATCATAGATAACAGTTGAATTGAGAATGTTTTTAGCAATCTCTACAGCTCTTTCTTCCAAAGTTTTTTTCTCAGCACTAAATGTAATTGAACTAAGCCGAGTGAAGTATTTTTTTTCATTTATCATAAGTTCAGTTGAAATACTCAGATCTGCAGCATTTACCTTAACAGCACGCTCTGCCATAGCAATTGCATTAAATGTTAAAAGACTTACCATAATCTCTTCGTTCGTGACTAAATCTTTCAGGTTCTGAGTAAAACTTACATCACTCCCTGCATTAAACATTGCTTTTGCAAACTCCTCTCCGGAATCACTTCCGTGCTCTTTTACAAGTTCAGCATATATATCTTCAAATTTTTTCATTTCCTATCGTTTTTTATAATACTCAACAATCGTTTTATTCAATGCTTCGATGATAGCAAATGTCAGTGTAACAGTCATTTCACTTGTAACCATCTTCTTTATGTACACTTGACCGTCCCTGTATTCAAGAACAGTATCAAGCTCAATTATTACACTATTTTCTTCCATAACTATTCATTTTGGTAATCATTCAATTTCTCCGAACGATTGGTTTCAAGATGATTTGCTATCTCATTCATGGCTTCATCCCATGGAATCTCACCTAAATGTTTTAAGCAGGCATCCCATCCAACAATGAACGCACATTCTGCTAAATCCTTAGTCATAGGATTACCACAGCTTACTCTTTTTGAGTATTCGTATGCTATTTCTTTTTTCTTGCTCATCACATTTGTTTTTTAAAAAGTTTCTCATTTATACGAATGTACTTGACATTCATATCGTAATTCTTTTCCAGTAGCCGGATACTTGACTGTGACAACTTTGGACAATCCTTATAACAGAACTCCTTGGCGTCACTCTGTCTTTCACCGAAATTTCTCAGTGGAGCCCAGGTACCACATATCAGTACCTGGACAACATATCCTTCTGGAGTATTTGAAACCTGAAACATCATCATTAATCAATTTCAACAAAACTGACTTCAGTTTTTTCCTTCCTAACTGGAAGGATTCTCCAAGTTTAAAATCTTTCACCATAATTTTTCACAAATGATTTAGCTGAATTATTAAGATACGACTGCCAGCATCCATTAAATCTTGACCATCTAAAACCGTGTTTTTTCAACTCATCCCTTAACGATTGATCAGGTTTACAATCAAAGAATAGCTGTAATCTGTTTTCCGGATAGTTCTCAACAACTTTCACATCACCGATGTAATATTCCTTGTTTTCCATGCTTTTAAGAGTCTTTGCCTTCTCAAGCTGTTGTTTAACTCTTCGAATATTGGCTCCGTTATTCGTAATTGAGCATGAAGCAAATCCAATCTCACCGAAACAGTTAGGCTCAAAAAGTTTTCTTACCTGGCTTTCGGTCAATCCAAGTCCGACAAGTTGTTCATGCTTTTCCAATTCAGTGATTTTCTTTGAACGGATAATCTTGTTTGCAGACTTCATCAGTTCCTGAACTCTTTCAAGTTCCTTCAGCTTGTTTTCCAGCTTCTCAACTGCATTATCATCATCAAGGTAAATAGAAGTGTTGTTCTCCACAGCTGAGGCTTTTTCAGCCCAATATTCAGACTTTTCCGTGTGTTTTACAGACTGTCCCATGGTGTTCCATATTTTCTCACGGTATCGCCTGTCTGCTGCACCGTGTACCGGTTGTCCAAAAGGGATTGCTTCACTCATTTTTGTACTTCTCTCATAGGCATTTCTTGCCTTTTCCGCTGATTTTTCTGAGAGATCACGGTATCTCTCTGCGCGAACGCGGTTACGTTCATCTCTGTCCATAATATAAAAAAGTTTGGTTTGACTTTTATTTCTTTACATCAGTAAAGTTAGTGATTTTCAGCGATTTTTACAAACGTAAACTTCGCCATTTTACTTGCTTTTTTGAGTTTTTATCCATCATCTTTTCCTTCATAAACTTTGCTCAATCAATTCCGGATTGTCGTATATATTACCAATGACTTCCCAGTTAAGTTTTCCGTTCACAACATGATTACACAGAGCACTTATACATTTATATTCAGGGACTGTCATGCCAAAAGCTCCATTATTAAACAATACCTTTCGATAATACTTACGCCCTTTGTTGTCATTTCTTTCACCAATACACATTAAAATGTCACCCTCATAAATCTCTTTTCCGTTTTTGTCATGCAATCCTGTGAACTGGCCTATTGTTCCCTGTTTCGTGAATATCGGTCTATCACTGCAATAGCTTAGATGATGTCCGTCTAAGTCTACTTCATCAAATCCGACTATATGACTTTCGTTCCCAACCTTTACAAGTGAGCCGTAAACCCACTCATTTGTGACTTCTGATTTTCCTCTGAATATTATCTCTCTACTCATGATTCATTCCTCCGTATTAGGTATTAAGTCCTCTTTATATGCCCATTTTAGAAATCCTCCATCCGCTATTACGGATTCTTTATAGTACATCATATTAGGACCATATATTAGCATAGTTCCATATTTTCCCAATAGCACTATGATTCTACCATCTTCAGGAATCTCATTTATATCATGCCATACACTGTTGATACGCCATTCAGCACCATTTTCAAAAGCTATCTCCAAATCGTCTTGACCGATATGTCCTCCACCACTATAAGCGACATTGCTTATTTTCTCTGCATTATCTGATGCAGCTTTTCTAACTTCGTTTATTTTCATTACTACCTTTTTTTAGACATTTGAATAATTTATTTCCGTACTTTCCAGCGAGTTGAGCATCCTTTGTATATTCGTCATCGTACGCACCACTCGTAGCTTCTAAAGTGTATAAAAGATTCATTATTTTTTCAGCTTCTTTCAATGTGAGAATGATAGCGTTATTTTTACATTTCATTATTCATACCCTTTCTTTTTTAAGAGTGTTTCATCGAAATGTGGTAGTGGCTTCCATGCTATAACTTCATCTTTATTGTTTGTAAGCGACCAGTGCCATTTTTTGTTGTCCTGATTTGAAGAATCATGAGGAATACGCTTCATGATGCAAATACTTATCCGGTTTATTCCACGATGAGCAACCAATACACGTACGTTCAGTTCAGGAAGCCGTTCATCAACACTTATCCAAGATGACTGATTTTTATACCATTCTGCGCCTTCCATGAAATCGGCCATACAGACTTGTTCATTACCAGTTCTCCAAAGTGGACGACAAGCTTCTTTGGCATATTCTTCTGCCGCCTTTTTAATGTCTTCTTTTGTCATATCTTCTTCTTTGGGATGTATTCATCTGATTCTTCATCATACACATAGCACTCGGGGCAATAATCCTTCCCTTCAATGTTAGTCCAACCACTTTCATAGGCTGCTTCTGCTGCCATAGTTTCATCACTCCAAGCAACATAGCCATTAAAATCATCAACATGTGATTTACCACATCCATCACATACGCATTGGTACATATCTACTTCTCGAATCATAATTTTGTTCTCCTTTCCACCTATCCCAGCAGCCACCACATGACTGCCAGGAACAGGTAATA